TGAACCTATACCAGAAACACTCTCACCCACAGTAAATGCACCCACTATATTTGAAATTAAAAGATATGTAGGCATTATAACTGTTGGGGCAGGTGAAACTTGATAATTATAACCAGCCTCAACAACGTTTATAGTTAATGCTCTTCCTATTTCTGTACCATATGCTAACACTTTAGCACCTGAACCTGATGAAGATGTAACACTTAAAGTTGGTAACGAAATAAAACCATTTCCATTATCAATCATTCTTACATCTGTAATATCTCCAACACCTGTTCCACTTTCTTGTACAACTTTGTCTCCGTGATATGGATCGGTTGCTGTAGTTTCTGTTTCTAAAATTAATTGTCCACCGTCATCTTCTAATGTTACTCCACCATTTACTACTGAAACTTTTGCTGATGCGTTACCAAAACTAAAATTAACAACATCACCCATTTCATATCCTGTACCACCATCATCAATCACAACTTCTTGTATAGAACCAGGACCTACTGGACCTATTTTAAGTGATGAACCTGTACCACCAGCTGTTAATGCAATATCATCACCTTGATTATACAATGCACCATCATTTGTAATAACTTTGTTATCAATAATACCTGTAATAGTTACAGATACAGTAACGTCTGAGTCAGTATTATCTGTTCCTGTAATAGTTTGACCAGCAATAAAAGTACCATTAACTGATGTGTCACCTAAAACTAATTCAACAACAGTAACTCCACCAATAATAAATTTAAATACATCTTCAACTACAGCTGTGGCCTGATTAATAGATGAACTTGTTGGATTATCTGCTTGAGTTATTGTTTGACCTACAAGATTTGTAGCGTCTGAACTTCCTATTTCTAAACAACGTAGTATCTTTTTTGTATCCCATTTACCATCTGATACTCTTAAAATATTATCTTTTGGATATCTTATTTCTGCCTGTTCATTAAATAATAGTTTAAAAAATATTTCACTTGCACGTTTTGTGCCTTTTGCTTGATAAAGTGATTTAATATTTTTAATTAGATTTCTTTTGTTAACATCACCATCCAGTGTATCAGGTATAGAAGTTAAAAATGCATTTCTAAATTTAGTTAAAAATCCCGATATAGTTTTATCAACATCAGCGTAATCTAATAGTTGTTGTATGTTTTGAACGGGATTTGCTCTGTATTTTTTTATCGTAGCTTGAGCAAGTGAAGATGAACCTGTAATTAATTCACCCTCTATAAATTTATTTTGATGTGTAACAAATAAACGAGAACCTGCATCCACATCTTCTACTAATATTGTTGCAGTAGCACCTGATGTAGCACCTGTAATTAATTCACCATTTATAAAATCACCATATGATGTATCTTCTAAAAGTATTCTGTCTGTAGAATCATCTTTGTTTACATTTGTACCATCTAATAATAAAAAGTTTGTAGCACCAGTGGCACTATCTAATTGAAGATGATCTGGATCACCAATGTTTGTTAAAGTAATTTCTGCTGACTCTAATAATTGATAGTATGCTTTTACAAAATCTAAAAATAATGGATGATCTTCAAGTACAAAATCAGGTACTTGTGAATTTAATAGATTTGATATTTTATCTTTAAAGTTGGCCATTTCATTTAATAACTACTAGTCGTGGTATATCCAATACCAGCGTTTGCTGAACCTCCAACCAATGTATCAGCCTCTACTGTGACTGAACTGTTTGCAACATCTATTTCTAATATTTGATTTCGTATTGGAACTAAATCATTTGAATTTGGTTTTACTGTAACTTCTATAACTGTTGAAGCTGCACCTCTAACATTTTCTATGTTAGAAACATTTAAAGAATTAATTTCTACAACACCAGTTAAATAATTTATTGTACCTTGTGTACTATTACCATATGATCTTACAGAACCATCCATTCTATATCTTCTAACATTACCTTGTCCATCATCATCTAAGAACCAAACGTTTGTAGCATCATTTTGAATTTTAAATCCTGTTGATGATAATATACCACCTTCAGCAGAAGCGTGACCACTATGAGGATTATATAATGCATTTGCATAATTGATTGTATATTTTGTAGAACTACCAATTGTTGGTACAAAAGATTTTCTTAATCGTACTGTTGTGACATTTGATAAAATACTTTCATCTGTATCATCAATTAATCCTGTAAGTTTTGAATGTCTAAACATTGTATCAAATTTTTGTAATGTATTTGAATTGTAATTTGTTATTGTTGTAATAACATCTGACTTAATTGTATCTGCTACTTTTGTTGTAGCCTTTTCATCAAATCTAACTGTTGAAGTTAAAAGTACATTTGTAATTTCTGGATCAATAATAACTGGTGTAACTGAAGCAACAGAATATTTTTTTAAGTCTGTTACTATTCTTGCCTTTGTTGACTCAGTAAGATTAGAACCACTTGTTGGTAAAATAGAAATATACACTCTACCATAAAAAGGTGTTTCAGCATCTTCACCACCCCAAGCAGAAACTGCTTGTGTATTAGAATATAATTGTTTTACTTTTGTTTTATAATCTTCAACTGTTACTGCTCTGTCTTGTGATGAATAAAAATCAGGAGCATTTTTCTTAATACTTTGTAATGACTCAGGTTCAGCACCACCTTGTGCTGATGAATTAACTGTAACAGTAATATCTGTAAATCCTGAAATTGAACCAGAAAGAGAAAATGATGTAGCACCATTTGCTTCTGTTTTGTTTGTTACAACATAACTTATATTTACAATGTTACCATCATCTAATTTTTTACCAATAACACCATCACCAAAATATATTTCATATTGACCATCTTCAGCTTCTTGTAAAAAGAAAACTTTTGATGTTCCATCTAATTCTGTAATTGATGTTGCTTTAGTGTATGTGTTTTGAGTTACATCTGAAACACTATTTTGAATTACAACTTTAATTGTAGTTGTATCAACTCTATCACTTGGTATTAAAAATCTTTGATCAATGTCCTGTGCGTCATATGTATAATTATAACTTACATATGTTCCTTCATAAACATTTAAACTTGCAGCAGTATAAACACCATCAACTGGTTGAACTGCTTTATCAGCAATAGAAACAAATGTATAAGTTAGACCATCTATTGTTGATGTAAATTTTGTACCTGCTGGAATTGTAATTGTAGAACCTGTACCATCGTTGATCACTAATTTTAAATCAGCGATTGGTGCTCTAGCAGAATTAGGAGTATAACCAACTAATTTAGCCAATGACGCAACACTTGATCTTAACTGTGCTGTGTCCATAAACATTTCATTGGCAACAAAGTTAGCATTGTAAGCCAAGTAATGTGTATTGTATGCTAACAGGTCTAATAAAATTGCTAATGAACTTCCTTCAAAATCATAATCTTTAAATTCGTTTTGATTGGATAAAAATGTTCGTAATGAACTTTTTATATTTGTAAAATCTAATTCTGATATATCTAATCTATGTGAACTCATACTACCTTACTTTTTGTAAAAATGTTGATACGGTAACAGGCTCTTCAGCACCCGTTACTAAAAAAGATACCATAATATTTACTCCATTATTTTCAATATCTTCATTTATCACAATGTCTTCCACAGAAACTCGTGGTTCATATTTTTCAATTGCTGTTGAAATCCTATCTTTCATTAAAACTAAAATAGGATCAGTTATATTTTCAAATAAGAAACCTCTTAGATTACATCCAAAGTCTGAATTAAAAGGTCTTTCATATTTGTTTGTTAAAATTATATTTTTAACAGCTCTTTTAATTGCTTGTACATCAAAAACCTTTGCAACATCCTTTGTAGCAGGATTTTTAGTAAAACTCAAATTTAAATCACTATAGATTCTATTTGATCTTTTACTCTTATTTGTTGTTGTTGCATCATAGTTTGAGTAGGCCATATCAATATTTATATGAATTATCTACCGTTTACTAAAACGTTTAAGGATCCAGAAATCATTGCACCACTATCAGCACTATCACCTATACGTCCCCAAGGTATACCACCTATTAATACGTTCAATGATCCTTGTTTTAAATTTGATATGTGATTTGGACAAATAGGTACTGGTGGATATCTATGTGATATTGTTGGAGTGCCTAAAACAGCACCTGGAATCTTGTTTGCTTTTACTGTTCTTACTAAAGATATTGCTAAATCTGTAATTGAGTCACATGGATGTCCAGTTGTAAGTTTATCTCCCTCTCTTACGGCCATTATTGTTTTTTTCCTTGACCATTATACGGTTTATATTGTCTTTTTTTGGATTTATTCATAGAAGACATTTTTACACTTCTTTTTTTCTTTGCTTGTGAAGTTTTTTTAAATGATTTTACTCTTGCTACAAATGTTTTACTTATTTTTGCCATTATTTACCTAGTTTTTTCTTTCTTCCTAATGGTAATTGTATAGAAGACACAATTTTTTTGCCTTTTTTACTAATATATTCAAATCCAATTCGTTGATTTTTAAAATTTTCTTGTATTGACTTAACAGCCTTCTTAAAACTTGTATTTTCTTTCTTTTCCTCTTGTCCTGATTCGTTCCAGAACAGAAATTCACGCATTTTTGCCATAATTTCCTCATTTTTTAGTTAATTTGTACTATTTATAACGGTTTTTGTTCTACTTTTGTTCTACATACGCCAGAATGCCGACAAGCTACGGAAGAATCGGACAAATATTCCATTTTTTTGTTGATTTTTATAAAAAAATGCGGTATAGTAATAGTATATGACAACAAAAACAAAGGAAAAAACTATGAAAAACTATAAAAATAAATTTTTTGAATATATGACAATCTTTTTTGCAATTATTGGTACATTATCATTTGTATCAGCTGTTGGGGCAATAGAAACTGATCAATATTTACTTGGTGCTTCTGCTGTATGTATTGGTATTGCAAGTTTTATTATGTCTTTATTTTCACAATCAGTATTTGCTGATAACAAGTAATTAATTAAAGGAGAAAAAACACTATGACTATGGTAACAAAAACTGCTAATACTTTAGATGAAGGTATTAAAAATATGATGGCTGGTGCAAAATCAGACTATGAAAGATGGTCTACAAACGCACACGGCGAACAATCACAATGGGCAAAAGATTCAGTTGCTGATTGGGATAAAAAAACAAGAGTTACACAAGGTAAGAAATATATTAAAGTTGTACACGATACTGGTGTCTTTTGTTTTATTGCAAAAGAAGACTTTAAACATTTTAAAAAAGGTGACATATTAAAGGCTGCTGGTTGGAATGCACCTGCCTTAAACTCACCAAGAGGAAATGTATTAACTGGTAACTATCCAATTAGATGGACAGGACCTTTATATTTAAAATAATAACAAAGGAAATACATTATGACAGAACTAGAAATTAGATTTAAGTTGTTATTAAAAAGACTTGCAAATGTTGACAAGGTATGTAAAAAATATCCTAAGATGTCAATGTTTAATCAATCTAAAATTATTAATAGATTAAATAAAAACCTACACTACAAAGGAGCATAATAATATGATGTTAGAAACGTTGAACAATATGAGTATCACACAATTAAATGATACCAAGGCTATGATTGATACTTTAATCAAATCTAAAGTTAAAAATGAAATGAAAGTTGGTACAAGGGTTAACGTGGTACAAAAAACTAAAAAGACACCAGGTGTAATTACTAAAATTATGAATAGTAAATGTTTAGTTGATTTGTCTGGTAGAATTTATAGAGTACCAATGACAATGTTAGAAGTTGCTTAATAGATTTTATTTTGTTGTTTGTTTAGAGGGCGCCAAAAGGCGCCCTTTTTTTATTCTACTTTAGAAATGGCTTCTTGTGGATTAGCCAAAGGTACTAAACCTATATCAGTTAAGTAACCTCTTTTGCCTACTGCTCTTTTAGAAGTAAACTCTTTTACATATTGGTCAATACCAGGTATTACATCACGGTGTTGATTTTTTACATAAAAAAATAATGGTCGACTTATTGGATAAGAACCATCTTGTATTGATTGTAATGATATTGATTTACCATTAATTGTTGCTGCTCTTACTTTGTCTTTGTTATTGTCATAGTAAGAATATCCTAATATACCAAAGTTATTTTTATCAGCAACTATTTTATTAATAATCAAAGTATCATTTTCACCTGCTTCAATAGCAGCACCATCTTCTCTTAATAAAGTACAATCTTTTTTGTTTGCCTCTTTAACTTCTTTAGCACAGCCTTTTGCCATTACTAATTCATTAAAAGCATCCCTTGTACCTGAAGTTGGTGGTGGAACTAATACTGATATTTTAATGTTTGGTAAACTTGAATCAATGTCAGACCATTTTTCAGGTTTGTTACCTTTTTCAGATAACGCCTGCCATAATTGTTCTACTGTAAAATTAACTGTATTGTTTTCTGCTGAATGGATAAATGCAATACCATCTAAACCAACAATGACTTGTGAAATATCTGTAACACCATTGTTAAAACACATATCTCTTTCTTTTGGTTTAATAGCTCGACTTGCGTTTGTCATATCAGGTGTATTTGGTCCAACACCTTTACAAAACAATTTCATACCACCACCTGTACCAGTAGATTCAATCACAGGTGTTTTAAGACCTTGTTTACCTACTTTTTCTGCTACGACAGTTGCAAATGGAAATACGGTTGAAGAACCAACAATTGATATTTGGTCCCTTGCATATAATGTAGTTGTCATCAAAATCATAATTAAACTGAATAATAATTTTCTCATTTAGGTTTCCTATGTTTTACTTTAGAGATTGATAGTTTAATAACTATCGTAAGTATTTAACATAGGAAACCCTATTGTAACAAAAATTTCATATTAATACGGATAAGGCGCAACCATCAATGTAAAAAGTATTAACAATATTATAAGAGCACCTGTAAAATAATAATTCATAGGAGACCTCCTATCTATTTTTTAATAACAGTTTTAGTTTTTCGTA